TGACCGGCTTCGCGCCCCGGGCCTCGAAGATCCGATCGGAGAGCTCGCGCATCCCGTAGACCGATCCGCCAGGTGATTCGATGTGAAGGATGATCGCCTTGATCTCGGGATCATCGGCGGCCGCGGTCACCGCCTGGCCGACTTCCTCGGTCGAGGTCCCGCCGCTGCTTTGCTCGAGGATGCCCATCCGCTGGGCCATCACGCCATGGATCGGAATCACGGCGACACCGCCCCGACTCTCGGCCGCCCTGGCCTCCGCTCGCTTCGTCAGCTTGCGCGCCTCGAGCTCGGCCAGGACGTCGGCCGCGGCCTTCCTTCCCGAGCTCGCCGAGATCAGGAAGTCGAGGATCGCCTCGCCCTTCAGGGGGTGAATGGCCCAGGGCTCGCCGGCGACGGCTGCAATGATCCGCGCGTATTTCATCAGGTGATCTCCATTCCAGGCTCCGGGGGCGCGGTGTCGGCCGCGGGGTCGGGCTCTTGGTCATCGTCCATTTCGGCCAGGGCCGGAGCCGGCTCCGGGTCTTCCTCATCGTCGAGGGGATTCAGATCCTCGAGCTCTCTGACTTCGGCTTGCACCATCCAGCCGGTCGCCTTGGAAAGGGCCGCGGTGTAGTAGGTCGCCCGCGCGGCCGGGTCGCCTCGGAGGAGGCCCGTCGCATTGTGCCGGATGTAGGCGCCTTCGGCCCGCTGCTCCTCTGACAGTAGCTTGTATTCGTATTCCTGTTCCCATCGGATGAACCAGGGCGTCATCGTGTATTGGATGAACCCGGTCGCCATCTGGGTTAGGCCGGTGCCCCAGCTCGTATCTTTGCTGTGGCTCTGCATCATGAAGAGCGGGACGCGGTAGAGCCTGGCGATCTCCTCGACCTGGTGCGCTCTGGTCTGGAGAAATTGGGCGTCCTCTGGGGCGATCGTGGTCGCTACGAATTTGGTCCCCTCCTCGAGGACCTTCATCCTGTGCGCCTCCTCGAGGCCGCCCTGATCGTTCACAGAATCGCGGAGATTCTTGACCCCTTCCTTCCCGAGCTTCCCGGGGTGCATCAGGAAGCCGCCGCTCCTGGATTCATTCGCGAAGAATTTCCCGCCGTGCTCCTCGAGCGCCAGGCCGAGGCCGATGGCTTCCTTCGCCATCTGGATCGGCGAGTAGCCGATCATCCCGTCGAAGCCCATCCCGGAAACGTGAAGGACGTTCTCCGGGTTCAGTACGTGCCGCACACCATCGATCGCGGTGGTGTATCGGAGCCGGCCGTTGATCATCTCCGGACCGGTGCGATCCGGGAGCAGCGGCCAGAGACCGATCGGCTCGCCGGCGCCGTTGCGCTGGATCTCCGCGTAGCCGTTCCCCCATCCCAGGACGTGAGCCTGGAGGGTGTTCCGGAACGTGATCGCGCTCATGTAGGGATTGGCCCGGACGTTCAGGAGGTAGTGGAGATCGGGCGCGTCGAGCTCCTCGCGCCTCCCGTCTACCTTGCGGCCCAGGTCGATCGGGAGCTGGGAAGCGACGTCAGAAATGATCCCGATCGCCGCATAGACCGCGGTCAGCCGGAGAGCGTTTTGCTCGGTGACGCTGGTTCCGGCCCAGGTCGGGGCGCCGACGATCTTCGCCAGCCACCCGTCGGGATTTCCGAGGGTCTGGGAGGGCCCGAAGATCGAGAAAAGGATGCTCACGAGGAGGGCCCCGAGAGCCGCCGTCGCTCGCGACCGAGGCTGATAGAGGCCCAGAGCGCCATCATTCCGCCCACCATGAAGCCGGCCGGAGGCCAGGCGAGCCAGGCGCCATAGCCCAGCAAGGCGAGGGCGGCCAGATCCAAGCTGAATTCTAGGGCTCGCACGGTGGGGCGTGGTCATCTCATGGCCAGAGGAAGGGCTCCGCGATCGGTTGAGCTTCAATCTAGCAGGCGGCCGCGGAGGTACGTCAAGAGAAGACGGGCGATTTCAGACCTCGACGCTCAAGACGCCGCGGGTCAGGTACACGCTAGGCTCCTCGAGGGGCGCCTTCGTCGCCGCTCCCCTGGCCATCGCCAGGGCGACCATTCCATCGATCCGGCCGCTGGCCTTCGACTTGTCGAGCTTGCGATCGCCGGTCGTGTTCATCGTGACCACGGCCCCGGCGGCGCACATTGTCATGACCGGATTCATCCCATGGGCGATCCGCGCGTTCAGGAGATCCGCCTCGAGGTCATCGAGGGCCGGCGCCATATCCTTGAAGCCCTGGCCGAAGGGGACCAGCGGGATCACCGGCCCACCTTCCAGGCGGTCGATCGCCTTGATCATCACGTCCATCCGCCAGCGGTCGTAGGCAATGTGGACCAGCTTCAGGCCCTCGACGATCTCGGCGATCTCCTCGGCGACGTGGTCATAGTCGACCGATTTCCCCGGAGTGGTCCGGAGGAATCCGTCGGCTACCCATTGCTCATAGCCGACCTTATCGCGGCGAGCTCGCTCGGCCAGGGCCTCGAGCGGCGTCCAGAAGAAAGCCCAGACGCCCCACACCCCAGGGAGGTCGGCGAGCTCCTGGATCAGGACCAGGGCGGTCAGGTCGAAGCGGGCCGAGAGGTCGAGGCCGCCGAAAACATCCCGGTCCGGGTCGATCATCAGCGGCGGGGCCCGGCCGTTTTCCTTCCAAACGATCTTGCTGACGTAGGGCGAGGCCGTCGAAACGCGCTGGTTCAGCGTCAGATTTCGAAATGTGTTTTCCTTGCTGGGCATTCGAAGCGCCAGCTTCGCCTGGTCGATCACGTCCTGGCGCGATCGAAAGAGATCGATCGCTGGGTTCGCGGCCTCCCAGGCCGCCGGGTCATCGAGCTCGCAACCATCCGGGGCGGTGTAAAGGTGGCAGACGATCCGCGGATCCTTCTGGTTCCCGTCTTCGTCGAGGGCGTCGTCGAGCCAGAGGGAAAACATATCGGTATCATTCCGGGCCTGCGTCGAGATCGCGATCAGCAATGGGTCATCGTGCGCGCCCTGGCTGGTCTCCATTGCGTCGACGAAGTCATCGAGAGGGCCCTTGATCTGGCCGATCTCATCGATGATCGCGAGGACCGGCGAGCCGCCGATCTCGGTCGAGGCCTCGGCGGCCAGGGCGTTGTAGGTCACATTCCGGGGGAGGCCGACCAGGATCTTCTGGCTGGGCGTCGCCTTCACCAGGTCGCAAAGTGTCGGGCTCATCGAGGCCATCTTCGAGGCGTACCGGAAGACCTGGGCCGCCTGCTTTTTGCTCCTGGCCCCGCTGGCGAGCTCCGAATTTAGGCGGGCCTCCGGGCCGACCAGGTGCGCCAGGAGCAAGGCCGCGATCAATGCTGTCTTGGCATTCTTCCGGCCGATCGATAGGTAGGCCCGGCGGGTCCCCGCTGGGTTGTCATAGACCTCGAGGATGAAGCGGACCTGGAAGGGGGCGAGCTTCATCCGGTGTCCGACCAGCTTTCCCTCGGGCACGATGCAATGAGCCTCGATGAAAGCGCACACCCGCTCCCCCCTGGTCCTGATCTTTGGGACCTTGCCCATCAGTGAAGAGCTGTGATCGGGTCGACTGGCGGCGCGATCAAGGGCTCTTCGACTGCAGTCCTGACCACCTGGGCGGCCGCCTTCGACCGCTTCCCCTTCTCTCCGGTGTCTCGAGCTCGGCCCTGGGTCGCCGCGGCGTGAATGTGCAGAGCTCGAGAGAGGTCGATCGCGCGCTTCGTCAACGTCTGAAGGTGGGCCAGGAGCGGGTTTAGCATCTCCGATCCATTGTTCGCCGCGACCACCGTCGGCGATTCGTCGACCTCGACCTGGGTCTTCTCGATGTCGGCCAGGGTCCGGGCGAGGATCGCGGCCTTCACCAGGTCGGCCCGGGTCCAGGTGTCGCGAGCTCGGGCGTCGATCACGTCCAGCCAGAAGGGCCGGTCGCCGTCCCGAAGGGTGACGTGGGCCGGTGGGTCGAGTGGGCCGGCCTCGAGCTCGGCCGCGGCCGCGGCGACGGCCTCGACCAGGCCGGCGGTCGTGTCGGCCTTCGCGGTCTTCTTCTTCGTCGGCCGCTTCGCCGGCGGCGTCTTCTTCGCGGTCTTCTTCTTCTTCGCGGCGCGCTTCTTCTTCGTGACCCGG